ATGAAGAGTGGATAGCGTTTAGAGTCTATGCAATCGTCCGGGATGCGACAAGTAATCAAATGGTGGCGTCTTCTGCCATTTGTGCGTGCGTGATCGGGCTTCCATCGGCCACGCCGTCAGTTAGCCCAATAGCCCAAGCAGACCCTGGCTGATGTGTGCGAGCAGATAGCGCTTGAGCCCCTAGCGAGCCGTACCTACTAATAATTGCATCTACCAACGCCCAAGTCGACAAATCGTCTTCCGGCACCTTCGGCACGTGCATCTTGAACCCTGCCCCGTCTTCAGACAGAGTGGTCGCCATAGTCGAAATGTCACGATATCCAAAGTCCTTGAACTCGTGATAAATCGACGGTATTACAGGACCAAACTTCCAACGCGCGAAGTTGTCATCGAGCAGTGGTGCACCTTTGACTTTGAGGTGCCAGGCCTGCGCGTAGTACATGAGCTTCTGTAGCTTCATGGGCGACAGACCGCTCAGCTTGCCTTCCAGCGACCTCTGAACGAATGCGTTGGCGATAGCGTAAGCAGAGTAAGCCATGGTCAACCTCCTTTCTTTGATAGCTGTATAAGCATCCAGTGCTGTACAGAAAAATTGTAGCAGTGCCCGGCCACTTATGGTACCGGCCGGGCGGCAAAAAGCTGGTATTTCTACCAGCTTTCATGTGGTGGCCGGCCGCACGGGTTCAAGCCCGGGAGGGTACATTGGCGGCCAGGAGGACACCCATGCACCCCATCCCTGGTTCCATCGCCGCCCTGCTGCTGTCAACGCTCGCCGCCCCCGCCCTGGCCGGCTGATTTCCCTGCGCCCTGCTACACCTCGCACCCATACAGGCAGCCTACTGGTACATTGCCGCCAGGAGGTTCCACCTATGAGCGCCCCGGACATCAGAGCGATGGAAGACATGCTGGACCACCTTCGAGCAAAGAAGGCCTTTGCAGAGGCGCAGCTGCAGGCATCCGAAGCCAAGGACCCCGACCTCGAACTGGATCTGCGCCGTATAGAAGGACGGATCGAGGTATTAGAGGAAATGCTTAGGGAAGCTGGTCATTGAGCCAATTCGCCTCCTGCTACATTCACTTTCAGGAGGAGCAACCATGAGCAGTGTGGCTACGGCGGAATGCGTTGAACAGTATTGGCGCGAGGTTCGAATGCTGCGCGCTGAAGAGGCCAGAAACATCCATCAGCTTGCTGCTCTGGAGGCCCAGAAGCAAGAGCAGGATAAGCGCCTCAGAGAGATCCGCGAGAGCATCCGAAAAGTACACCAGGTCATCGAAGAGACGTGCCGGTGAAAGCGCGCTCCACGCTCCTGGTCCTTTGCTTGGCTGCTGCAGGCCCCGCCCTCGCCGCCAACATGGCCACCTGCCTGCTGGACAAGCTCCCGGGCACGCAGAACGATGTCGCAGCCCAGGCGGTGTTCCAGGTCTGCAGCGCTGAGCACCCGGGCGGGATTCAATCAGTACCCCAGGGAGATGGCCGGGGAATGCTGGGCTTCAAGTCCGGGCCAGAGTGCACAGCGAAGAAGGCAGGCGACACGCGAAGCACCAGGGCGGCGGAGCTCATTGGGATGGCGTGCCGGAGGCTTTATGACGAAGACGGCTGGTGGAAGAAGAACTCCACCCCCGTCAACTAGTTCTTCCGATACTGCTGTCCGTCAGGTGCCGTGTACAACGTGCCAGACGGCAATGCACTGAACTGCGCCTGACTCGTCACAGAGATAGGCCCGCCCTGCCCCGGCTGCTGCACAAACTGCCCGCTCTGGCGATTGAACACCGTGGATGGGGTGTTGTAGGCCCGGCCGCTGGTTGGGTCCACCTGCTGCCCACCAGGCACCACCAGATACGGATCGGCCTGCTGCGTGCTGCCCTCGATGTCCCGCATGTACTGCACCAGGCTGCGGCGCTTGGTCGGGTCCTGCTGCTGGGCCACCTGATTGCGCGCGGCCTCCACCAGCCGGTTCGTGCGGTTCGTGTATCCCTGTGTCTCGCGGTCCATGTCCAGGCGCTGCTGAGTCAGCCCGGCCTGCATGCCGGCGCGCTGGTTCTGGCCCTGCTGGTCCATTGCGGCGCGCACGAGAGCATTGCCCTGGCGCATGCCTTCTGCCTGCAGACCTGGGGCGGCTTGCTGCAGCATCTGGTCTGTCGCCAGCATGGCCTGGTATGTCTGCACAGCGGGGTTGTTCTCGGCGCCCCGGCCGCCCCACTGCTGGGTGTTCTTGATGGAGCTGGCCGATACCTCGGCATTGCGCAGCGCGTTGCGTGAGGCCCAGTCGTTGCCGCTGTGGGCAATGGCGGCCTGCACCAGGGGATTGCCCAGCGAGGTTGACAGGCCCGGGGCGATGCCCTGCATCTGCGATCCGGGCGTCGCTCCGCTGGGCAGCGAGTTCATGGTGCCGCCAGGAGGCTTGCCGTTGATGGTGATGTCGCCGCTGATACCAGCGGGACCGCTGTAGCTGTTGCCGTCGCGCGTGATGTTGGCCGGGCCAGCAGGTGCGGCAGGTGCTGGCATGGGCGCAGCTGCGGCGCCAGGGGAGCCTGGAGTGCCGGGCACACTCGCCTGCTGCTCCATCGCGGCGGCCACCAGTGGATTGGACTGGCGCGTGATCGGGCTGGCAGGCGCTGGGCTCTGGGCACCAGCAGCAGTCGCCAGCGCAGCACCGCCGCCCACCACGGGAGCATAGGGCGCTGCAGCCTGGGCAGCCTGGCCCAGCCCCGACATGGCGGGCTGCGATGCGCCGAAGGCCCGGGCAACCAGGCCAGTACCACGCAGCGCAGCGCCAGGGATGCCGCCGGCACTGGGCAGCGCGGCCAAGTTGCGGCCGAAGTCGTTGTTCAGGGGATTGCTCTGGGAGCCGTCGGCAGCGGGCGCCTGCGGATTGCCGCCCACCGGGATCTGGTTGATCAGCGCGTCACGCCGCTGGGCTGCTTCGAGGAGAGGGTTGGTGGCCATGAGTGTTCCTTGCGGAGTTGCTCATGGCAGTGTGCGGATATGCTCTCGGCGCGTCGAACCCCAGTGGGGGCATCAACAATCAATCAGGGAGAGTATTCGGATGACGCCTACAGTTCTGCCTTTGTGGCTCGAATTTATCAAGGCTGTAGCACCACTGCTAGCGGCATTGCTGGCAGCAGGCGTTGGAGCCTGGGTGGCGCATAAGTTCGGCCGGATCCAGGAAGGCATTGCACGAAGGCAGGCCGAGACAGCCGCACAAGCGGCGAAGACAGCACGCACGAAACTGCGTCTCGATCTGTTCGACAAACGCATCGCTGTGTATGAGGCTGCAAACACCCTGATCAAAAAAGCAGCTCGACGACAGAGGATTACCGACGACGACAGATATGAATTCTTTCAGGGCACCAAAAGTGCGGTTTGGCTGTTTGACGAAGAGACTGCGCGATATATCACTGAAACCATTTTTGCTCATGCGTTTGATTTGGTGATCGTGTATGAACTACTCGATGAAGTTGTTGACGAATTAGAACGCAAGGCGCTACGTAAGCAACGCCTGGAAATGCTAGACGAGTTCGAGAAGATCGGTTCAAAACTCATAGAGCTCATGAATCCATTCTTCCGCTTCGATGAAAAGGCGGACTAGGTCACCCAAAGCTCTAAGCCAACGGCCCCGGCACACCCACTTCGCGCGAGCGCACCCACTCCTCATTGCGCCCGCTGACCTTGCGCCCGAACTCTGCTTCGAACTTGGCCAGGGCCACAGCGGCCTTGGTGTCGTTGTGCATGTCGGTGTCTTCGCGGCCATAGGCCCGGTACAGCATCCAGTGCACCAGAGCGAAGTGCAGCTCCGGCCGGATCTCGGGCTTGTCCACGCAGGCGCGCATGGGCTTGAGCGGTAGCCGCTGCACGGTCAGGCGCAGTTCACCGTCTGCTGCAGGCCTGGGCCACAGGTGCAGCTTGCCGGTGGTCATTCCGGCCACCAGGCGCTGCGGCACGTCCTGGCGCTCCTGGAACTGCCAGCCCGGGTGGTAGCAGTCCATCTCGTCCACAGAGATCTCGCAGACCTCCTGCCCGTTGATGAAGGCGCGCAGGATGCGCACAACCCTGCTGTCCAAATCCACGGTCTCGGCGCCGCCCAGGAAGGCGATGCGGCACATGGGAGAGACCGAATCGCGCAGCAGCTGGCCACGGCGGCAGGCCTCGACCTGAGCCTCGTTGGCGTAGATGGTTAGCAGCTCATCGCTGCAGAAGACATCGGTCTCGCCACCGCCGACAGCCCGGCCTTGGTCGAGCGCGTCGGCCCGGTACTGCTTGATCAGGTCGTCGAGGGTCATAGCTGGCCTTCAGGTCAGGAGGCGAGGATCGAACGCAGCCAAGCCTGGCCCAGCCGGTTGTCGTCGCGGTTCACCTGGAATGGGTAGCGCAGGCTGTTGATGGGCTGCACCACGTTCATGCGCTCGCCCAGGCGGTCGTCCAGTTCCTGGTCGTAGCCGGTCTCCTTGGCGCGGGCCAGGCGCTCGACGAACTTACGCTTGACCACGATGGGGCAATTGCGGCGGAACATCTGGATGACGCCGTTCACCGAGACCTGCACGAACTGCGCTTCGTTGTCGCGGCCGCCGGACAGCACCGTGACCATCACGGGCTCGTTCATGAAGGCTTCCAACTCGGCATCCTTCAGAGTCACAGGGCTGTCGATGATCTCGGGCGAGAAGTCCGGCACGATGCCGAACTCCATGGGAGGCGTGGCGCCCAGGTATTCGTTGGTGGCGTCCGTTTCGTTCTTGCGGGGGGTGGTGGCCATGTTGATGTCCTTGCGGGGATGTGAGGTGGCCCGGGGCGAGCGCCCCGGGACCACAGGTGGGCTTCAGCTGCGCGCTTCGTAGACGCAGGTCTTGGAAGCCAGGACAGCCGCCAGGGTGGCGTTCTGCGACACGCGGAAGCCACGTTCATCGACCGTGATGCCATTGGCAGCGTCCAGGGTGCGGACGCCATCAGCACCGGTCTTGAGACAGGAGCCAGCGGCCATGCCCTCGAACCACTCGATCTGCACGCGGTCGGTGACGTTGATCCAGCGGACTTGGCTCGGCTTGAAGCCGGTCTCGACGCGGGTGGTGTCCCCCGCGACGATGGCGGTGGCGTCGTAGACCACCTTCCCCTGTGCGGAGCTCTGCGAGTCCTGCTTGTCGGTCTTGGTGCGGGTCTGGCCCGCGGTGTTGTCGGCCATGATGGGTTCTCCGTCGGAGTTGAGGTTCAGAGTGGAGGGAGGGCCGAAGCCCTCCCCGGCCTTACAGCGCGGTCACCCCGGCTTCGGCCACCGCCATCCAGCCCTCGTTGAGCATGGTGCAGGCCATGTAGAACTTGGCGCCCACGTAGCCGCGCTGGCCCAGCGGATCGCTCTTGTCCTTCACCCCGGGCGGGATGTAGGTCGGGTCGATGGAGTCCGAACCACGCAGTGCCAGCTGGCCCCAGGCGTCTTCGCCGACCATGATGAACGGGTAGACGTCCACGTTGGTCGCGCCCGTCAGGCCGGTGCTGCCGATGGCTGCACCCGCGCCGGCATAGGGCGCCAGTTCCGCGCTGGTGATGAAGCGGAAGTTCTCGCAGGAGCCGATTTCCTGGGTGTGAACCGGCTTGCGGCTGCCGTAGGCGCTGACGTGCACGAAGCCCTGCAGGTCGCGGATGTCGGCCTCCGCGTCCGTGTGCACGAAGACCAGGTAGCTGGCTTCCACCGGCTTGGTGGCGATCATCGCCGAGGGCGACAGGATGCCCGTGATGCGCTTGGCGTGGTTGGCCTGCAGATTGCGGCTGATCTTGCGCAGCAGGTTCAGGCTGATCTTCGCGTTCACGGCAGCGCGGCTGGCACCGCCGCCGGCATAGAACACGTTGGTGCAGGCCTTGAGCACGCCGTAGCGGATCATCTCGCGGACCAGAGCAATGCGCTCGCCGCACTGTTTCTTCATCTCGGCCGGCACGTCGTCCTCGTACGTGTCCGCCGTCTGGTCGGTTAGTTGGTAGAGGCAGCCGTATTGCTTGAGCGTGACCTGGATATCCTGCGGCACCAGCGTGTCGGCGCCGGGCGTGACGCCTTCGGTCAGCTCGTGGGCCACAGGATTGGCCTGCGGCCGGTTGCGAGTGTTCCAGTCCGTGTTCGCTGCACCCCAGGGGAGGTAGCGGCGGTGCACGATGGTCTTGCCCTGGTTCTTGGGAAGCGCGCGCTGCTGGCCGGTGATGCCCAGCACTTCGCTCGCCACAGCGTGGGCGAGGATGTCGCCCTTGATCTTGCCGATCCGCGGCGCCGGGTTGCCGCTTTCGTATTGAGCCATGATGTTCTCCTTCGGGCTTGGCTATCTCAGCGCTGGCCCATGGTGGCCTGGAAGGCGGCCAAAAATTCTTCCTCTTCGGTAGGCGCGGTCTGAGGGCGCGGCGCGTTGCCGCTGGGCGTGACGGCCGCCTTGAGCCGTGCCTGCCCCTTCGCGGCCTTGTCGGCGGCGGTGGCGCGGGCGGTGGTCCATGCGTCGTATTTACCCAGTACGGAGCCCATGCTGTCGGCCGTGACCGCGTCAGCAAACTCCTGCTGCACCTGCTCCCCTTGAGCGGTGAGCCACAGGTTGAATTCCTGCGAGCCCACCTTGTCGCGCCAGCCTGTGTGCATGCGGTCCATCACGGCCAGCTCCAGCGCCATGGAGTCGTGCCCGGCCTGGACCTGCGGCGCTTCGCCCGTGGCCACGGGTTGCTGCGCTTCGGCTGGTGGGGCTTCCTGGCGAGGTTGCTGGTTGTGGAGACCGATCAACGCCCGGGCGTACTCGGCAACGTCGGGATAGTCCTGCTCGAACTGCTTGAGTTGGGGTGGCAGCTCGGGCGCCGCTGCGGGCGCCGGGGCTGCTGGGGCCGCGGGAACTGGCTGTTGCGACTTGCGCAGAAGATCGCCAATGCTCCCGTGTGCTTTGTCCAACTGGCGTTTGAGCGTGTCCACCTCGGCGGCGTTGCCCAGCAGGCGGCGCAGATCGCTGCGCTTGAAGCCGGCGAACTCGACAGGATCGTCATCCTCGGCCGTGGCCGGCTGCTGCTGGGCGGGCTGCCCTTCAGCACCGGCGGCGGCCGTGACCTCCTCCTGCTGTTGCTCGCTGGCTTCTTGCGTCACAGCCTCCTTGCCGCCGTGCTCGGCCGCAGCACTTACCGGCGCTGCAGTGGATACGGGCGGCTCGGTGCCGGACGTCTCAGCGAAGGCGCGATGGAAATCGGCCTCCTCTTGAGCACGGGCCTCGGCCTGCTGTTGAGCCTGCTTTTCCTGCTGTTGTTGCTCGTCCATGCGTCATGCACTCCTGTGTGTCGTGCCGAGGTCAGTAGCCGGGGCCACCGATGTCGGCGGTTTGTGCCGGGTCTGGTTTGTCCAGTGCCAGCAGTTCTTTCCAGGCCGCGATGCGCCCACGCAGTTCAGCGGTGCGCAGCGCGTCCATGGTTGGGCTGTCGTTCTTCTTGCGCAGGGTGTCGATCTGCGCGTTGGCATGGCGCTCGATGGCGCGCCATGTCGGTGAGGTGAAGTCGATGCCCTGTGTCATGGAGGCCAGTGTTCCGGGAAGCCGCTCCTCTGACGAACCCTGGCCGGGGGTCAGCCTCGCGCGCCGTCAGCGGCCGGCGTCTCGATGCCCTGGCGCACGCCCAGCAGCGGGCTGTCCGGGCGCAGCGGCGTCAGCGGGTCGGTGTTGTTGGGCATGGCGCCAGGGTCGGGCTGCTGCTGGGGTGTGATCCAGCCCGAGGGCTGCGGAACGATGGGCGCAGCATCCTGGTCGACATAGCCGCCCGAGCGCAGCAGCCCGTCGGCGACTGGCGCCGCGCCGGGGTTCAAGGCGAGGACTTGGGCGGCCTGGGTGCCGCTGTACAAGGTGTCCACGTTCACGCCCACGGTCTGTGCACGCGCCCTGCCCGCCTCTGCCTCGGTCTTGCCTGCCTGAGCTTCCAGCAGCTTGGCCTTGGCCTGCAGCGTCGGGTCCTGGCCCTGCTGGGCGCGCTGGGCCTTCTGCTCGTCCGTGTACTGGAAGTTGGTGGGGTCCAGGCGCTGGCCCTTGCACAGCTCGGCCGCCAGCTTGGCGGGGTCCAGCTCGTAGATGGGATTGGCCGACACCTGCAGCAGCGTCATCAGGAACTGCTGCTGGGCGTCGCGCTCCACCAGGGCCGAGCTGGCGCGCACGTCGATCTGGAAGTCGCCCTTGATGGACTCGTCGTCCGAATAGGTCATCATCCAGTCGAAGTACCGCTGGATGTGGGGCCGGGTCATGTAGTCGTCGAACCGCTTGGCCAGGCGCCGCAGCACGCTGGTGGCGTTGTTGTTCTGCATCTGCATGCCGCCCAGGGTGTTGGGCGCATCGCCCCGGATGCCCTGCAGCATTGCCGGCATGCCCGTGGTGTCCTCGGCCATCTTCAGCGCGAACTGAATGGTGTTCATCAGCGTGACCTGGGCGCTGGGCACTGTGAAAGCGTTGAATGCTCCGCGCACATCGGACACATCTGCATTTGCTTCGGCACGCCAGATCTTCCCGGGCCGTAGACTCCAGATGCCATCTTCCGGTGTGACACCGTTCCCGATCACCACCTGAGGCGCTGCTGACAGGCCGTTGTTGTCCATCATGGCGCGGGCTGCACCATTGAGCATGCGCTGTGCCGTGCGGACCTGCCGGCTGATGCCTACACCCCAGGGCATGCCAGGGCGGCGCTGCCAGGCCAGCACGTCATAGGGGAACTCGCCATCCTCCTGGGGGCTGAGCACGACCTTGACGAGGCGGTCGTTGATCATCACCGCCATGGTCGGCACGCGGTCCTCGTCGCCCTCTTCCATCTCCACGCCCAGGCGCGCCAGGTGCTCGCGGGCGCAGTGGCCGTAGAAGATCCACATTTCGAACTCGTTCTCTCCCGGCCGGTAGACGGCCTCCGTGCCCTCGCGGGTGCGGGCCGGGCCTTCGCGCAGCACGGCCAGCAGTTCGGCGGTCTCGTAGCTGGGGTCGGCCAGCATCTCCTTGATCTGGCGCGGGCCGATGTGCTCACGCTCCCAGGTGTAGCTGCCGTTGTGGATGTTCTCCCCGCAGGCTGGGTCAGGGAAGAAGTTCCAGGCGTCAATGCGCTTGGAGCCGGGTTTGATCTCATCGAACTTGACGAACTGCGTGGCCTGCGTCACCGGATCCTTGATGGCCATGCGGCTGGTGCGCATCACGGGATAGGGCCCCTTGAAGACACCGGAGCCGATGCGCGCCGAGTCCTCGATCAGCTGTCGCATTTCTCCGTGCCAGTTGCTCTCGACCAGCGAATCCTCGATCGCGCGCTGCATGCCCTTGGCGGCTTCGGCTGCATTGCGGATCTGCTCCTGGACGAATTCCTCCACGGTCTTCTGCTTGTAGATCCCGCCCATGGCGTCCATCAGCCGCTGGCGCAATGCTGGGCTGAGCGTCGGCAAAGGCGTGGCCTTGATCTCCCAGGCCCGATCATCCGTGGGCAGCAGCATGTCCGCCACGCGGGCGCTGGCCGCATCCGTGTAGGGGCGCGTGATGTTGAGGAACACCACTGACCGAGCCGGGCCCTGCTGCTTGGCCTGCCCGCCGATGATGGCCGTCTTCCGGCTGCGGTACAGCTGGTTGGCGTTCTGGAAGTTGCGGTTGGCGTCGTCGATGCCCTGGTAGTGCTCCTCGTCCTCGGTCCACTCCTCCTCGATGCCCGAGCCGGCACGGCCGGCAATGGCCTCGCGGCGCTTGGACAGGAGCGTCAGGACGAACTCGGCGCGCAGGTCGCGCTGGGGCTCGCCGCTGTCGTCGTGCTGCTGGGCCAGCAGGCCCCCATGGTTGGTGGTGGCTTGCATGTCAGTACCCTATCTCGTTGTCCAGTGGCTGCCAGCCGCCGCCCCGAGGAGCGACGGGCCGCTGCTGCTGTGAGCGCAGCATGTGCTCGGCCGATTGAGCGATGTAGCGGAAGTTGTCGGCGCCGTGGCTGTACTGGTCGTGCAGCGGTCCCATGGCCTCGCCGGTCTTGGTGCTGACGTGGCGCTGGTACCGCTTCAGGCACTCCAGCAGGCGCGCCGTCTTCGCCGCGTCGAAGTAGCAGCGCGGGAACAGCATGCGGGCGGCCTTGATGCCCTCTTCCACGTCCAGCGCGGCCAGGCACACGACCTGCCTGCGCCCCAGCTCGCGCAGCAGCATCTCGGCGTTCTTGCCGGTCTGCGGGTTCTTGGTCTTGCCGTCGTGGGGCAGGTAGTCGATGCCCCAGCGATACGGGCGCTTCTCCAACTGGGCCACGTACCAGTCGTAGGTATGGTGGCTGTCTTCCAGGTAGTCGATGACACGCACGTCCTGCGGGCCGACCTGCACCATGGTGATGGTCATGGCGTCGTTCCAGCCCAGGTCCCAGACCGTGTGCACGGGCAGGCGCGGGTCGTATGGGACGCGGCAGGCCCGGCCGTCGGCATACAGGTGCTCCACCTCGTGGCGGTAGATCGCGCCGGCAGCCACCTTGCGGGCCTTGCCCTCCCAGATGTGCTCGTAGTCGTCCTTGAGCATGGAGCGCTTGGCCTTCTGGCGCTCGTCTTCCAGCACCACAGGAAACCAAGGGTTGTCGCGCCAGTTGATCTGGCAGACCCACGTGTCCGGGCTGGGCGTGGCGATGAACCGCTGGTAGGTCTCGTCCGTCTCCATGTCCGGGTTCAGGGTCAGCCATATCTCGGAGCCCTCCTTGCGGATGGTCGGGATCAGCACGTCCCAGGACTTCTTGCTGACGCCGTGGGCCTCTTCCACCCAGACGATATCCACGCCCTCGAAGGACTTGATGGTGTCCACCGTGTGGGACTGCAGGCCCGAGAACAGGAACAGTGAGCCGTTGATGCCCCGGATCTCGGAGTCCAACACCTCGAAGAAGGCTTCCAGGCCCAGGCGTGAGATGGTGTCCTTCAGCAGGCGGTGCACCGAGTCCTTCATGGACCGCTGGATCTCGCGGGCGCACAGCACGCGCAGCGGCCGGTCGGCGGCCATGGCCAGGAGGACAGCAGCGACAGCCCAGGACTTGCCGCCGCCACGGCCACCGTGCATGACCTTGTAGCGCCTGGGCGAGAACAGGGGCTGCAGCTTCTCGGCCAGTTGCAGCTTGGTGAATGGGAGCTCGGCAGGCGCGTTCATGCGTCGTCGTCCTCCCGCGCAGCAGGCCGCACGAACTCCACAGCGATGCGGGCCACCCCGCCCTCCCCTGGCCCAGCACCGCCTGGATCAACCTTGTCCATGCCGAAGGCGGTGCGCTCCATGTCCACCACGATGCGCAGGCTCTCGGCCAGCACCTTCAGGGTCTTGGAGCGTTCCGGCAAGCTGATCACGGCCTCCAGCAGCTCGCCGTAGCGGTCGCGGCCGGGCTTCTCACCGGGCGCTACGACGGCAGCGGCCAGCTCTTGCAGCTTGGCCAGGGTGGCCGGGTCGGACTTCTGCTCCAGCTCGTCCATGAGCCTGTTGGTGAGCTGGCGAACACGGCGCGCATCCTTGCGGTGGCCCAGCCGAACGTCAGCCACGGCCTGGGCGTTGCCGTCGATGACAGCCCGTTCCCGGACTTTGGTATCCGCGGATACCTGGCTGGATACCGCCGCCCTGGATACCAGCGCATCCGCCTTGGCCTGGATCTTCTGGGACAGGTCGCGCTCCCAACCATCCCTCTTGGCGCGCTTGTTGATGGCGCCGTGGGTGAGGCCGTTCTCGTCGGCGATCTGGCGGAGGGTCTTGATGCCGGCCCGGTAGTCCAGCTCGATGCGCTCCCAGTCAGGGGAGCGGGGGCCGGGGGCTGCGCCCCCTGCGCTGGGGGCTTGATCGGGATGCGGAGAAGATGGCATGCCCGGAGTCTCCCGGGCGCGTGTGTTTTATGCGAACCCTACCCGGGGGGAGCCGCCTCAGTGTCACGCATCTTGAAAACTGCCAAGGCAGCTCGCGCAAGTTCGATCAGATTGTCGACGTCTGCAACCAATGGCTGGCTCACTGAGAATTCAGGGGCATACCGCCAGCGGACAAAAGTCTCTGCGTCACGCTCCAAATGCTGCTCCAACATCCAGCGCGGCTTTATTGCATTTACGCAAACCCCATGCCGCACCTGCTCAGGAAGCTCCCGATACAGTTTCCAGAGGTTGTGCCCGTCTGGAGTACTTCCTGACTGATATAGGAGAGCTTTGAAAGCTAGTTCAGCAGCAAAAGCAGCATTGCAGACGCCCGCAATCCAGGAATCTGGGAGTTGGCTTCGTGAATTAAATGGATATGGCACGGTCTTCAGTGCGGCGTCAAGAAAACTCGTCGCCTGCAACACGAGGTTTCTAGGATGGGGTTTTGTCCAGCCGTCCGGTTTCCGAATATTGTTCATCGCACTCCTCCAGTGCGCCACATGCTACTGGATCATCGCCCCCGACAGCAGGTCCATCTGGGGGCTGGGCTCCACCCGGCGCCCCTCCAGCGCCTTGAGCTTGCCCTCCAGCTCCTTGATGCGGGCGGCCATTTCGCGGCGGGTGGCGGCCTGCTGGAGCTGGATTTCCTGGGCCAGCAGGCCGACGTCGTGCTGCAGCTGCAAGTTGCTGTGCTGCATGGCGTTGCCCTGGAGGCGGATTGCGATGTTGCGCAGTTCGCGCGGCCAGACCCGCAGTTCCTGGTCTCCGATCTCGATCAGGGTCATGCCGTCTTCCAGGTCGGTGATGGACACCGGGCGCGGCGCCCCGGGGCCCTTGACCAGCTCGTAGACACCATCGGTGGTCCGACGCAGGATGCCCTCGACGTCGATCATCCGGCTGACGTGGTCGTCGATGATGTGATAGCTCTTGCCGGTCAGGTCCATGAGCCGCTGGCGGGTGATGTTCTGGCCGAGATGCGCCATCTCCAGGATGTGATCCCAGATGATTTCGCGTGTGGTGCGTTCGTCGTGCTGTGGCGTGGTGGTGGTCATGGCGTTCTCCGGCTAAACTGCGATTGCTCAGGTCACAGGACCGGGATCGCCCGCCTCGCGCGGGCTTTCCTTTTTTCAGGGCATGTGCAGGGCTCCCCTGATCTGGCGCATCTGCTGATCGGACCACTGCACTGCGGCCACGGCGATGCCATTGCGGTCCAGGTCGATGAGGCCGTCGAAGACCTGGGCGGCCTGGCGCGCGATCTGCAGCTCTGGCCCGGACAGGCCCACCCTCTTCTTTTCGCGCAGGCGCTGGCACACGGCCGGGTAGGTGTTGAGCTGGGCGGCGATGGCTGCCTCAGCCTCTGGCGTCAGGGGCTCGCCGTCCTCCCAGAGCAGGCGGAACATCTGGCTGTAGGTGAAGCCGGTCTCGATCCAGTCCCAGAGATCTGCCACGGTGGCAGTGCCGGTTTCCAGGCGTTGCACCAGGTCGTGGTGGGCCACCTTCGCGCTCAGCTTCATGGACGGGGCCAGCTTGGCGCGCCAGAACTTCGGCACCACGTCGGGCACGCGGCGCTGGTTGTTGGGGATGTACTTCATCGTGCGAACTCCCCCATGAACGATTCCATGCAGGCCCAGCGGTCGCCGATGCTCAGCGCGGGCCAGAGGATGGATTGGGCATGGCCGGTCCAGAGGAAGGCGTCCACGGCCCGGTGCAGCTCGCAGAACTCGTTCTCGTCCATGCAGTCGAAGTCCAGGCTCTGCGGGATGGCGTTGGGCTTGCCATCCAGGCCGGGCACGAAGTAGGCGTAGCCGGCGCCGAGCGTGAGCCAGGCCCGCAGCTTGTCCAGATCGGTGAAGGCCTCCGTCCTGTCCAGCAGGCGCTGCAGCTTGGCGAAGAAGAAGGCGTGGTGCTTCGGGCTGCGCGGCAGCCGGTAGTTGAAGGCCATGGTCTGGCCAGGCTCCAGGGCGGCCACCGCGGCCTTGAACCGGCCGTAGGCCCGCTGGCCCGCCGGATCCATTCCGCAGAGCTTGCCCTGCTGGTCTTTGGTGAGGACGAGTTTGGTCATGGCGTCTCCTTCATCGCCAGAGCCTTGGCCAGGGCTCGCTCGGCAATCTTCACGTCCTTGCGCGCACGTTCCAGGGTCTTCTGGCGCGCCTCGACCAAGGAGGCATGCGCGCCGGCCCAGGTGTCGTGCATGGAATGGCTCAGGTCGAACATCCGCGGATTCCGGCGCTCGTAGGCAGTGAGCGCGCGGTGCGAGATGCGGTTGCTGAACTTGTTGGCCACGTAGACCTTGGGATTGCGTGCGGTCATCCCAGCGCTCCCAGCAGGTCGCCCTGCTCCGGCACGGGCGCGGTGGCGACGGCCAGCGAGGTGATGGTCACGACGAGCTTGCCGCCCTCCACCGGCTCGCCGCGCTCGGCGTTGATGCTGCGCACCCAGCGGTCATCCTCGATGGCCACGCCCTTGAGCGCGTCCAGCAGCACCTTCTGGGCGTTATCGAGGTCAATGCACTGCACCGTGTCGTCCCAGGCCATGGGGTCGCGCTTGGCCCGGCGCGCCCAGTCCTGGGGCCTGTGCGGGTGCAGGGTGTAGGCGATGGCCACGCGGCCGGGGATGGGGTTGCGCACACCGGCGGCCTTGGCCAGCCAGCCCACGCGCTCCTTGAATTCCTTGGCCTCGGTGCTCACGTAGGTCATTGCCATGCTGGTCGCGCCCTTGCGGATCACGCGGGTCTGCCAATAGCGGTTCGCAGAAACGGGATAGGGCAGCACGATGGTGACGGGTTGGCTCATTGGGCGGTCTCCTGGGCGGGGGTTCGGGCGAAGCGCAGCTTTCCGCAGGCGTTGCGTTCGACGAGGCGGTGCTTCAGCAGCGCGTTGATGTGGGCCTGCGCGGCGTTGGCCGAGGCCCAGCCGAAGTGGCTGGCGATGGCGTCAGCGGGCGGCAGCTGGTCATTGGTGGCGAAGAACTCGCGCATGAAGGCCAGCACCTGCAGGCTGCGTTCGGACGGCGCCCTCATGCGGCACCCCGCGACAGGGCGAAGTGGAAGACGCCGAACTTGTCCGGGCCACGGCCTTCGGGGCGGGCGCGGCCGGCGCGCACGGCGGCCTCGGCTTCGGTCTGGTCAACCGAGATCTGCTGGCCCTGGCGCACGGCGTAGAAGCCGAAGCCTTCGCGGTAGCGCAGCACGGCGCCGTTCTTGAGCATGTGGATCAGGCCCATGGCTGCTCCTCGGCGTCCAGCTCGTCCTGGCCGGCATTGGCGCGGCTCAGGAAGTACGCCAGCGCGGCGTCGGGCGTGGCCGAGTACTGCACCAGCTCAGCCAGCAGCTGCACGGTGGCCTGCTTGCTGCCCACGGGGAAGCGGATGGCGCAGGTGCGCTGCTGGATGAACTCGTAGACGGTGAGCACGTCGACGGGCAGATCCTTGCTCTCCAGCACACGGATGGCGAAGCGGATGCAGTGGCCCAGCTCGGTCTCCATGTGGGCGCAGTGCAGCGCGTCCATCACGGGGCCGGGTTCGGCCTTGGCCAGGAGCACGGCACCCAGGGCGCGCAGCTCGGGAGTGTGGATGGGGATGATCATCTCGGGTGGTCCTCTCAAAATTGCTCGTTTGCTTCCCGGCCCAGCGCCTCGCGGGCGAAGCGCAGGCGGATCGCGGAGACCTTCCGGCCGCGCTGTGCTCCGGCCAAGATGTCGCGCGCCCACTGCTTCGGATCGCGCGCCGCGCCGGCGGAAAGCGCATCGCGCAGGTTCTGCAACATGGCGACGTGACGGCCGCTGGGGTTCGGGGTGTTGCTCATGCCACTGCCTGCGGCCTTCCTACGGGCAGCAGCCCGGCCGGCGCGGCTTCGATGGCCTCCAGCGGCTGGTAGCTGATCGCCGTCTTGCCTGCAGCGTTGCCCTGCAGGTACACGCGCTTGGCGCGGGCGGCATCGCCCACCAGCGCAGGTGCCGGCAGGCGCAGGCCGTGCTTCTCGTACTCGCTGTCGGGGCTGCGGTCGCCCATGAGCCGGCGCGGGAACTCGAACTGGCCACGGCCTGTGTAGGCCCGGTGCGACTCGGTGAAACGGTGCTGCAGGTAGGACAGCTCCTTGAGGTCCATTCGGCAGACCTTGGGCCAGCCGCCCAGGTCCTCGATGACGGCATGGATGGCCGGGTCATCGAACACGACATCGGTGTACGCGCCAACAGAGCTCATGGCCTCGTGCACCTTGCCCCACGCCAGCGCGGCGCGGTCGGTGGCAGTGCCCTGCAGGATGCGCGCCAGGTCGGCCACCTTCGGGGCGAACTGGCCGCGTTCCGGGTCGGTGCAGTGCCGCTGCATGGCAGTGCGGATCTGCTCCAGGTCGAAGCCCTGGCAGGCGTTCCACCACAGGTCCAGCACGAAGCGGCTGGCGTCCTGGCGGTAGTACGCCAGCACGTCGGTCACGAGTTGCCCGAAGGCCGGGCGATCAGCTGCCTGCATGGTCATCTCCTCCGGCCGCCCAGGCGTCGGCCACGTTGCGGTTGCGGGTCTCCAGCGCCTCCTGGCGGTTGGGCTGGCGACGTTCGCCGGCAGTGCCCTGGCACGCGGCTTTGAGGTACGAAACGGGGTCTGCTGGCCGGGCCACCACAGCGGCGCGCACGGCCTCCACCACCACGGCGTCGCCGTAGTCCTTGACCAGCTTTCCAACGAACGAGCCGCACTGCGCAGCAGGCATTCCGGCCTGTGCCAGCAGCGACTTGCCCGCCTTCCACAGCTCATCGCGGGGCATGTCGCCTGGCGAGGTGGCGGCTTGGCCGCCCGTACCGTCAGGTACGGAATTAAGAGAAGTAGAAGAAGAAGATGAAGAAGAAGGGGGGGGTTCTTCGAAGCCTGGAAGGGGGGTACTTTCGTTTCCAGTAAGGGGGGTTTCAGAACCCCCCTTCGGTTGCGCGGGACGCCCCCCTTTCTTTCCATGGGAAGCCCCCTTCGCACCGTGCTCTGCGCCAGTCTTTCCACCAGCAGCACGGGCGTTTCGGGTGGTCTCGTCCTGCACCATGCGCTTGGAGAACAACGCCCCTTCCTCCGTGCGGCGGGCCACGCCAGCATCCAGCAGCTCGGAGACCAGGCCCTCGCATTCCTTCACGGAAAGGCCGACCTGGCGGCCCAGCTGAGCGGTGTTCATGGGGCGGCCGTTGACCATCAGGTGGCCGTAGGGCTCGCACTCGTGTGCGATGCACATGGCGTTGATCCACAGGCCTTGAGCGGCCATGGAGCACGACTGCAGCTCGACATCCTTGCGCCAGTCCGCAGGGTAGAACTGGAACGCCGGACGCTTGGTTTTCTCGGTGGCTTCAGTCACTGCGCGCGCCCTTCATAGGCGGCAGCGAAGACCTGGCCAGCGGGCGATTCCACGGGCCAAGGGCATGCCTGTTCCAGGGGCAGGCCAGCGGCACGAGCTGCATGCGCCAGGGCCTTGATGCGGTCGAGGCTGACGACTTCAGACATTGCCGCCCTCCCCGCCCTGCTCCGATTCCTGCAGCAACGGATTGATAGGCGCCAGGGCTACGGTCATAGTTGCCCTATGCCATTGCTCAGAAGCCCAAGCCTCCAGGATCTCGTTGATGACCATGTTCCGGCTCGCGCCCGCGTCGGTGTGGCGGATGCGGTGGTTCACCTCGGCGTCAATGACGTCCATCGTGAATTTGCGGACCGTGGCGCGCAGGTCAGTGCGGTCCAGTTCAGGGTTGCGACTGCGCGCGAAGGCAGGCTGCTGTTGGTTCATTTCTCGGTCCTGGCTGTGGTGGTGGAGGACTGCGAAGCGGACGAATGGGACGTCAGCCGCAGGGAGCTGGATGCGTTGCTGTATGGGCTGGCGCGGCGGCGGGCTGGGGGTGTCGGTTGAGACATGGGCAGCACCTCAGGGCTTGGCCAGCGGGCGGTATGCCCAGGCGTGGGCGATCAGGGAGACGGGCAGCGCAGTCAGTACGATCAGCGCTTCGTCAACTGCTCCCAATGCGCCCAACATGAAGGCAATCACCAGGTGGCCAGCCAACAAGATGTCAGCCGCGTACCGGCGCAAGCGCTTCGTGCGCGCAGCCTTCATCCGGGCTTGGAGCCGGGTGCTTGGCGTGGTCTCGGCACTGGTGGGGGTCGTGTTCTTCACGCAGCACTCCCCTGCTCGCTACTGGGCTCAGGTTGTTGCCGTCCTGGTCGCCCTTTGCTACCTCTGGATGGACGTGCACTACGAGGCCAAGAGGCTTCAACGCCGCCACCAGCGGGCGGCTGAGCGTCGAGAGGAATACAAGTTGGTGCGCAGCCTTCAGGCATGACCAGCCTCCTGTGTGGCTGCATGTAGCGCGGCCAACGCCTCCTGTCTGGAGGCGAGGACGTTGATGCTCTCCCTGTACATGGCAGCCACCCGACGTTGTTCACGGGCACGGTGCAGGCGCTGCTGATGCAGCAGGGGGCCCGGCCTCTTGGCAGTGCGGCTACGCATGGCCCGGCTCCTGAGCGGGGGCCGGAGCCTCTGGGGCAGCCGGCGCCTGGCTCATTCGCCACAACGCAGCCTCCACCCGATCCGAGATGCGGGGCGGAAGAATTTCCGGCCACTGCGAGATCGCCTGAGAGTTGATGCCTATGGCCTCCGCGGCTTTCGCCACAGAGCCCCCAAGAAGTTGGATGGCTTCGGTCTTGTTCATGCCACGCATGTTAGCCGACTTACAAACAAAAGAAAAGCACACTAACCTGCAAGCCAAGTAAGCTAACTTACGTGACAACACTTCAAGAACGCATCAACGAACTCATGGCCGACAAGGGCTGGACCGTGGGAGATATCGCAAGCACTGCGGGCGTCTCATCCTCTGCTGTTTCTCAGTGGAAGGATGGGCGCACAAAGACAATCAAGTTGGAGCCGGCCACTAAGCTGGCGAGTGCTTCCGGGTACAGCGCAATATGGATCAGCACTGGTCAAGGCCGAAAGTTCGGGCCTCCTACAGTTGGCAACGTGGAGGCGGCAGAAGGATCGCGCGGCAAGATTCCGCTCATATCTTGGGTAGCTGCCGGGAAATGGTGTGACGCAGCTGATCCTTTTGTTCCAGGTGACGCGGAGCGATGGCTGGACTGCCCGGTGCCTTACGGGTCGAATTCATTTGCCTTGAGGGTCAGGGGAGACTCCATGACGGCCCCTAGCGGCAACTCACGCACTTACCCAGAGGGGTGCATCATATTTGTGGACCCAGAAAAGAGATCTCCTCTGAATGGAGATCGAGTTGTTGCATGCCTGGATGATTCGAACGAGGTAACTTTTAAAGTCTACAAAAATGAAGATGGAAGACAGTGGCTGCAGCCGCTGAATCCCTCCCATGAGCCAATACGAGACAGGTTCAAGATCGTAGGCACTGTGCTCGGCAAATGGGAAGACGGTTAATCTCTCCCGGAGAGTGATATGGAAGCAGCCTCAAGAAAGATCGAAGAGGGAATTTACGCAAAGGTCGCAGCGGAGCTTTCGCAAGGGGTCAGGTCAGACGGACTGTGGGCGATGGCTATTGCGCATTCGGCAGGCGATACGAATCTCGCCAAATCGATGTACATCCAGTATCGCGCTCAGTCCATTGCTGATGAAATGGAGTTGAAGATTGCCCGCGAAGTTCAGGCCTCGCGCCAAGCGGAAGAGGATGCCAAGGAAAAGGAAAAACTTGCCATCGACCAGCGCGTAGAAGAACTATCCAACCCCACGGGACGTGACAGCATGCTGCCGCAGTGGCTGTTCTACGCTTTCGTGGCAGCCGTAATTTTCGTGGGCATGCAGCTATATAAGCACTACGGGTAGACAAGATTTCAATGCTTCCGTTGGCCACCTCAGAGGTGGCCTTTTTTTCGACCATCCAAAAGTACCCTAACATTTCCATGTAAGTACACTTGACAGACGATGTTAGTGAACTTACAGTGCATCCCAGCAGCCCACACAGCGCATCAGCGCCAGGGCCGTCACCGGCCAGATGGTCAACCGGCGTCGGAAACGATGGGAAGGGTTCAAAGGAAGGCTCAGCCGACCTGCCCGTGGAGCCATGAAGGTGCTGCCCCTGCACCGAGAAGGATGGGGCGTAGTGAGGTTTGGAGCCGGGATTCCGGGAACAGCCAGACCGAAAACCTCAGTCTTGCGCGCAGGGCTGAGGTTTGCCAGAGTCCAGTGTCATGCAGATGCGCCAAGCCTTGAAAACTACAAACCAGGAAATCAAATGATCTGGGACACGAAGCAACTCGAGGATCACGTGCGATCCTTGTACGGAGACGGCCTGAGCCGCCAACTGGCTCCCTCCCTTCAGTCATGGAAGTGGCGTACCGGCTTTGCCCAGTACCACTATGACTCCGCGCAAAAAGAGATGCAGGTGGGCCTTGGGCAACGGGATTCACAGGAAATTGTGTGTCTCATTCTGGGCTTTGAAGGTGATGAAGCCCTGCACGCCTACCACGTTGCTCAGAGGAAAGCCCTAGCCAACTATGTTGCATGCATTCAGAGCATGCATGCCCTCGCGGACACCTTTGCTCACGTCATCTACTTCGGTCTTGCCTTGGAGTTGAGCGAGCACACCCGTATTGAAGAGCGGTACATCAGCATCCATAACGTCGCAAAAAAGCTGACCGATGTCCAGGATGCCGTGCGCCTTCACGCCCTGGTTCAGGAGCTCAAGGACCATCCAGAGTTCAAGTATCTCAATCGCCTTACCAATCTTGCCAAACACCGAGCGGTCGTGGATGCGCGCTACAACATCTCCTGCGTCGACGGTGTGCCAGACGGTTTTCAACTGCCAGCCTTCTCAACAGACGGGGTCGCCTATCCAGCACGGACACTTGAAAATGTTCTGTCGGAAGAATTCCGTAGGCAAAACGTTCTGCAAGTCGATATCGGCTGCGAGCTGAACGATATCTTGGTCAAGCGTCTGGGCGCTTGCCCCCCATAGCACTCGCACAGAGACGCTCTACCCCCGCGCCACCAGCATTACGGATCTCCGCCCGCCCCGAGCGTCATCGGGGCAAACAAAAGAGGCTTCTCGATGCGGGAGGCCTCTTTTGTTTTCGCCACTACCACAGGAGATCACCGTGAACCAATCCCAATCTCTCGCCCATCTCGGCGCCGCCCCTGCCCGCGGAGTCAGCGTCCTGCACGCCGCTGCCCAGGCCCAACCCGTCAGCCAGGTCGAAGCCGCGCTCAGCAACGTTGATGCAGGAATGGATGACTTGAAGAACACCATCAGGCGCATCTCGGGCCGGCTGGAACCAGTGATGTCGGCCGCCGGCATCTCAGCCGAGGGCAGTGCGCACGAAGCCGAACCTGCATCGTCCACGCCGCTTGTGCGCCGGCTGAACGAGCTGGCCAACCAGCTGCGCCAGGACTGCACCGTCCTGCAGGACTTGGAGCGGCGCCTGGCGCTGTGACCTGCAATCCCGATTGAGCGGATTGACAGCGGCCCATTGATACCGCACCGACAGCCCTGGCGAGGCGTTCGGAATTCAACCCCCTGACGATCCAAGTAGCGTGCGGCCGCGCGCGAAAGTGATGCCGGAACCGTAACCGGAAGCCTGACACCTCGGAAAGACGAGGGCCATCACGCAGGCGCCCTGCCCCCCAGGACGCCGCCGCGATGGAGCTGGAGCCATTTGGCAAATCAACCTAGGAGTGGGTTCTGAACCGGCTTCATCGACCTTCACCCGGGCCTGTGGCCCACCACTTTCCAGCCGGGCCCTGGGGGACTATCTCCTCCCTCCCTGACTCCCCAGGCGTGCCGAAAGGCGCCGGCTCTTTCCACTGGCCCGCAGCTTCACCGCTCCGGGCCTTTTTCATTGGCCTGCGGGCCGCATTCACGGAGGCCATATGGCAAAGCCGTTTCGCTGGAACCGCGCCAAGTACAAGCGGGCCCGACACCTCGCGCGCCTGTTCGGCGGATTGCTGAACTGGCGCAGCGAGGTCCCTGCCCTGGTGCGTCGGTATCAGGAGCTGGAAGAGCAGTACCCCAACTACCCCGACCTGCTGCTCACGCCATTGCGCTACCGCGCGGCCCTTCGCTTCGGCGATGTCCCTTTCTGAGATGGAGGCCCTATGAACGCCCGCCCCCAATGCCTCGCCAGCCAGGACGCTGATGCACACGCTAAGC